GAATTTAATTATCAATGGTGCTATGAACGTGGCGCAGCGCGGAACCGTAGCAAGCGTAACTAACGGTATGTATGGTGGTCCTGACCGTTATGCGATAACTGAAAATAACGACCTTGTTGTAACTTTAAGTCAGGATACAGATGTACCAACGGGTAGTGGTTTTCTTAACTCTATGAAGGTGGATGTTACTACGGCTGACAGTAGTACGGCAGCGGGAGAATACGGATTTCTTGGTCAAAAATTTGAAGGACAAAACCTACAAAGATTAAAAAAAGGCACATCTAGTGCAGAAAGTGTAACTTTATCTTTTTGGGTTAAGTCAACAATCACAGGCACATATATTATTCAGCTATACGATAGTGACAATACAAGACATATATGTAAAAGTTACACTGTTTCTTCATCTAACACTTGGGAATTTAAAACACTAACTTTTGCTGGTGATACAACTGGTGCTTTTGACGATGACAATGCACATTCTTTACAAGTATATTGGTGGCTTGTGGCTGGGTCTGACTATACAAGTGGCACTCTAGCAACCTCTTGGGCTAGTTTTACTGCGGCTAATGCGGCTGTTGGACAAGTAAATGCTGTAAACAGCACAGATAATAACTTCTACCTAACAGGCGTACAGCTTGAAATCGGAGATGTAGCCACCGCTTTTGAGCATGAGGACATAGGAACTACGTTAGCCAAGTGTCAGCGGTATTATACAATAGAAAAAGCCGGTACTGGAGGAGTATACAAAAGACTTGCTTTGGGTCAATGTCAAGACTCGACATCCGCAGGTTTTATACTGTCTCTTTCAACACCTTTAAGAGGTACACCAACATTAGAAACTAGCGGTAATTCAAATCACTACCAAACGTATAGTGCTGGTGCAGTGGATACTCTTACTGGAATATTATTAACAAGTGATTCTGATGCTGGAACGTATAATCATAATATTGCTTTTAATGTTACTGTTAGTTCAGGTCTTGTAGCAGGTGATGGCACAGAATTGGTAACAAATAATAATGCAAGTTACTATTTAGCTTTTGATGCAGAATTATAAAGGAAAAAAAATGAGTATAGAAAATGCTAAATATAATAAGGATGGGCTTACAGATAAAGTAGTTTCAATAAACTGCATATGGGACGGGAAACTTATATCTGTACCATTATCTGAAGACAATCGCCACTACGCAGAAATTCAAAAACAAGTAGCTGCTGGCGAACTAACCATTGCAGATGCGGATTGATGAATGCCTCTAAGCAAACTACAGTTCAAACCTGGAATCAACAGAGAGGGTACAAACTACTCTAATGAAGGTGGTTGGTTTAATGGAGACAAGATCCGTTACAGAAACGGCTATGTAGAACGCATAGGCGGTTGGACTAGAGTTTCTAACAATCAAGTCACAGGCACCCCTCGCAAGATCTTTGACTTTGTGACGTTGTCATCTCAAAACCTGTTGTTTATCGGCACAGAACAAAAAGTATTTTTAGAAAACGCTGGCACTTTCAGCGACATTACACCCATTAGATCCACTGTCAGTCTTGGTGCGAATCCGGTAAACACTAGCGGAGGCGCAGGAAGTGGCGTTGTTACCGTAACAACACAGTCCGCGCATGGTGCCATAGCTGGAGACTTTGTTACATTAGCCAGTCTTACAACCACTGATGGTATAACAGCCGCGCAGTTAAATATCGAACACACAATAACCTCTGTTCCGAGCACTACAACTTTTACAATTACCACCGCTGGATCAGCTACTTCAGGCAGCACCGCAGGTGGTGGGTCTTCCGGCACTGCCGCTTTTCAGATAAATGTAGGAATAAACACCACGGTTCTTGGCGCAGGTTGGGGTGCAGGTACATGGGGTCGCTTTACTTGGGGGTCTGCTTCTGGATCCTTGTCTGGTCAAACCTTACGATTGTGGTCGGCAGACAATTTTGGTGAAGATCTGATCTTTAACATTGCGGATAGCACCATTTACTATTGGGACGCGACCAACGGAACAAGCACCAGAGCTGTTGAATTAGCTAGTCTGACGGGTGCAAGTGATGTGCCCACCAAGGCTCGTAAGGTTCTTGTATCTGACGTTGACAGGCATTGCATAGCCTTTGGAACTAATCCTTTAGGAAGCGCGGTTCTTGATCCTTTATTGATTCGTTTCTCCAGTCAGGAGTCCGTAGTGGATTGGACTCCAACCGCTACGAATACGGCAGGTGATTTACGTTTATCAAAAGGTAGTGAGATCATTACTGCGGCTCAAACCAGTCGTCAGATATTGGTCTGGACAGATCAGTCCTTGTACTCGATGCAGTTCCTTGGACCGCCATTTACTTTTGGTGTGTCAATGCTTGCTGACAACATCAGAATAGCAGGCCCTAACGCCGCCATCGCTGTGAATGATGTGGTGTTCTGGATGGGGCAGGAAAACTTTTATCTATATGATGGACGTATCCAGGTCATACCGTGCACGGTGCGGGACTATGTATTCAGTGACATGAACAATCAGCAGTCCTTCAAGTTTCATGCGGGTTCTATCGGTAGTCAGACTGAGATCTGGTGGTTCTATTGTTCTTCTGGTTCTAGCGAGATTGATCGTTATGTAGTCTACAATTACGGTCAACAAGTCTGGTATTACGGGACATTAGTCAGAACGGCTTGGAACGACAGAGCCTCTGGCCTTCGTAGCTTCCCACAAGCTACAGGCACAGACTTCTACTTGTATGATCATGAAGATGGCTTGGATGATTTCAGCACGGGCAGTGCCGTTGCCATCAATGCCTTTATTGAATCATCCGACTTTGATATAGGTGACGGGCAGCAATTTATGTTGTTAAACAGGATATTGCCTGATTTGAGTTTTACTGGATCCTCCGCGTCTAATCCGGCTGCATTGTTTACGATCAGAAGTCGTGATTTTGGTGGGGACAACTTCACCGAATCTCCTTCTGACTCGGCGGTCAGGACGGCTACATCGCCCGTAGAGCAATACACAGATACACTTGACCTTCGTGCTAGGGGCAGGCAGATGTCAATTCGTATCGAAAACACCGCTACTGGCGTTAAATGGAGACTCGGTGCACCCAGAATAGATGTGAGACCGGATGGCAGAAGATGACAAAAAAGACAATTCGTCCGATATTGCCGATTGCACCGGAGCAATATGACCCTGTGTATGTAAATCAGTTGGCACGGGCGTTGGAGTTTTTGATTGATGAAGTACGAGATGCGGACGTTAACTTCCAAGGAATACCAGAGATGGGTAGTGCCGCAACATTAGATGTAGGGGATATGTATATAGGTGACGCTGGCTTCCTCAGAATAGTTCAAGCAGGGGAGATTTTTGGTAACAGTAATGTAGCGACAACAGCCCTCGGTTCTGTTACAGTGTCAATATCTTAGAGGTGAAGTATGAGTTTTCTTAAATCAATCGCACCAATAGTGGGTGGTATTGTTGGTACAATGACCGGAGTGGGTCCAGGTATCGGCTCTGGTATCGCGACATTGTTGGCTGGTGGGGATATTAAGGATGCCGCTCTTGCTGGTGTACTAGGACAGGGCGTTGGTTCGCTGTTTGGTAGCGGGGCGCAGTCTGCCGCTGGAGCCGCCGCTACAGAACAAGCGACTAAAGATGCAATCGCTAAAGCGGCACTTCCTGATGAGTTAGCGTTTACACAAGGAACATCTGGTCTAGCGGGACAAGCTGTTACCGAGGCTGCGAAAAAAGGCGGCATATTCAATACAGGTCTTGGTCTTGGTGATGTATCTCTTCTTGCTACATTGGGTGGTTCATTACTCGGTGGTGATGATGACGATAAAGACAGCGGTCCGTTGGAACTTGAATCCCGTCCTGATTACAAAGGCACGCCTATCAAGGGCTTATTCATGGATCAGGAAACAGGAATCGCGTATGACACAGCCGAGGAACTAGAAGAGGCTATCACCAGTAGACGAGAGCAAGCCATGATGATGGCAGGTGGTGGGATTGTGTCATTGAATATGGGTGGTCGTATCGAGGGGCCTGGCACTGGAACCTCGGACAGCATAAAGGCAGGAATATTCCAGAACGGTAAAAAAGTACAGGAAGCACGGCTCTCTAACGATGAGTTCGTAATGACAAACAAGGCGGTGAAAGGCGCAGGTAATGGAGATCCTGATGTGGGTGCCAAGCGCATGTACGCCATGATGGATAAGTTTGAGAGGATGGCATAATGACTGAAACAATTCGTCAGGAACAAGTTACCTTACTGCCAGACTATCAGGAAACTTTTCTTAAAGATCTTCTTGCAAGCACAGGCACGTTAGCCAATCAGCCTGTGCCCATACCCGCACAGCAAATACAGGGTTTTACACCTGCACAACAGCAGGCTATCAATTTGGGAATTTCCGGTGTTGGTGCGTATCAGCCCATGATGCAGGCAGGTGCGGCAACCTTGGGTCAAGGCGTAGCTTCCTTGCAACCAGGTGCATATCAGCAATATATGTCTCCTTATACACAGGATGTGATTGATCAGAGTTTGGCTGATTTACAAAGACAGTCAGACATGGAGCGTCAACGTATCGGATCGGCAGCGGTACAGGCGGGTGCATTTGGTGGATCTCGTCAGGCCGTTGCAGAACAAGAACTACAACGTAATACACAGGACGCTCTTGCCAGACAATCGGCGCAACTCAGAGCACAGGCGTTTGAGTCGGCACAAGACCGCTCACAGCAGGCAGGTGAATTGTTTGGTAAACTCGGACTCCAGCAGGCAGCCATGGGTGAATCGGCACAAGGCGCACAACAGCGTGACATTGGAATCCTGTCACAGCTTGGCGGCATGGAGCAACAGCAACAACAGGCCGAGCTTGATGCACAACGGAACACGGCTCTTGAACGATCCTTTGAGCCATATCAGCGAATTGGATTCATGTCGGATATCTTCAGAGGCGTACCGTCTACAACCAGTACGATTACCAATAAGACCGCACCGTCACCTAGCATGATCTCTCAGCTTGGCGGTATTGGCATGGGCATCGCGGGTCTGCAACAGGCAGGAGCCTTTGGACAGGGTGGTATCTTTGGTGGCCTAGGGAATCTACTATCATGAGCGTGCTTAATCGTAAGATGTTCAAGCCTCGTAACGCCCGTAATGCTTTGAACAGAGCGGCGGGTATTATGCCTGTTCAAAAGTTTCATGCTGGTGGTCCTGTGGGGCACACTCATCAAGGAAACATGCTTCAAAGGTTTATGAACGCTCCAAATAGTTTTAGTGGAGTATTTAACGCACTTCGCGGGAATAACTCACAAACCCCTGTTTCATCAATTAATGCTCAAGCTATCAATGCAGCAAGAAATGCTTCGCCCACACTTAACGCACGAATGAACGTTCTTCAAGGTCGTGGGACTGCCCCCCTACGTCAAACCATGGACGCGGGATCAGGCGCGATCAACCTAGACCCAAGTTCTCTGTCAGGCATTGGTTCTATTTTGTCAAGAACCCCCGCACCAAAACAAAGCATAAGAGATTTCTACGGTGGTGGATTAAAGTCCGTGGTCACCACTCCAAATCCAATGACTGTAGGCCAACAAACTCGTAGTGATTTACTTGAAGCGGCAGCAACTCCTGTAGATGCAGTTGTTGGTGGAGTTGCCACCACCATGGATGCTATTGGTAATCTACTTGCACCACTTGCTAGTGAAGAGTTAACTCCTGGTTTTGTTAATGCCGTGGTGTCTGGAAAACAAACACTGCCAGACAGCGTAAAACAAAGAATTAATAATCGTGAAATTTCTGTTCCTACGGCTCTTTCTGAGGCTCTCTTATCTGGTAAAGTAGACTCAACGGGCATTGATTTAGCTAAGTTATCTGGCTTTCAAAAGAATCAAGAAGTAGCGGATGTAGTAGAGATCATGAACGCGGCACCTGGTTCACAAACCGTTAGAGTTAAGGGTGAGTCAATTGATGATTTAGTTGAACCAAGGAAAGATTTAATACCAGTAGATGATGTGGATCCTGACGCTGTTGAGATAGATGAACAGCCAGATTTTCTCATAGAAACAAAGCCAACCGTTGATGACGGTGGCGAGGATGATGCTACACCAAGCACACAGGACGGCACTACAACAGATGATGTCAATCCTAAAAAAGAAATTGAACGTGTCATAAACAGTGGCACTAAAGAAGAGCAACAAAGCACTCTGGATGGGTTTATCAAAGAGTTTATGGACAAGGCACCAGGCTACGAGAGTGCAAACAGTGGTTTGATACTTGCCAAGATTGGCTTTGCTATGGCAGCGGGTAAAAGTCCTAACGCCATAGAAAACATCGCATCTGCCATGAGTGATGGTGCAGACATGTTAATCAAGGATAAGGCGAAGAAGGACGAGTTTAATCGTCAGTTGAAGCTGTCCGCGTTGCAGTATGGATTGACTGAAACGAGCAAAATCAGTGCAGAAGAACGTGCTGTTAAAAGAGCCGATGCTGATGTTGTAGAGATGGTTGTTGGTCAAGGTGGCACGACATATAAAGGCAGAAATCATGCCGAGGGTGAGTCTGTATTTATTTCTAAGGGTGATTTAAAAGCCGGATCTTTTCCTCCAAACATTCTTGGAACATCTGGCGTAACAGCGTTAAAAAACAAAGCAACAGCAAATGCAGCAGCATTAAAAGCAGCACTTGACCAGAAAAAAATTACTCCTGCCGAGTATACTAAGCAAATAGAAAAATACAGTAAAGCTGTCACAACCGCGATTGATTCAGAGTCTGGTATCGCGTTACTTGAAGGTGCCATGGTTACTGTAACTGATGGTAATGTAACGGGTATGACAGGTGTCTTTAAAGACATGGTAAGAGGAGGTGGAGCCTTCTTAAACATGGATTTATCTGAAGAATATGGAGACAAGAAAGCTGTTAGAGATGCAATGAGAGCGGCATTACAAGACGTTATTCCTGTAACTCTTGGATCAACGCAAACTGCTAACTCTATTTCAAACAGAGACGTTGATTTCTTGATTGAAGCATATTTTGGTGCGGGGGCACTTAACGGTGGCATCTTAACGTTTGCAGCGGAAACTGAAACTGATTTGGTGAAACGGATGCAAAGAGCCATTGGGAAAATGAGAAATTCTCAAAAGTCAGCGTTTTCTACGATGAAAACTACGGAGCAATTCTTGACTCCATTGCTACAGCCTGGCACAGATAGATCAGCGGCAAGTCTTTTGTCAGAAGATCAACGGCGACTACAAGAAGCAGGCTTGAGAGCTGGGGGCGGCAAAGGTGCTGGTGTATATGTAGATGGTCAGCTAGTCACGACACAGACTGGAGCCACCAGAGGCGATGACGGCATTATTCGTTACAATTTGGGGTAAAACATGGCAATAGTCAAAATTGAAAACCCCTTTACAAAAACTATTGAGCAAGTTGAAATTGCTGGTGATGATCCAACACAACAAGAGCTTGATACGCTTTTTCAGTTGTTTCAATCAGAACAACCTACAGTTGGCGAAGTTGACTTAGCGACAGCAAGTGTCGAAGAAATTCGTGACTATGCTCGTCAGGCAAGACTTGCTGGTGTAGATCCTGTTACGGGTGGTCAGATCACCGAGGACGAATACGTCAGCAAGTACAAAGAACCTGGTGTCGATTACCGCACAGGTTTAGATAGTGTTGCTGGGTTCTCGCGCTTTCAATTTGGTCGCATGGACACGGATGAGGAGAAGTCCAACTATCTAAAGACGGTAGTTGGTGACGAGGGATTTCGTGTAGATGCGCTTGGTCGTCATATCCTGACACAGGACGGGCGTACTAAACTTGGCTTGGGTGAAGGCCGTGAACTTGCAGTAGACGAAGAAGGTTTCTCGTTTAACGATGTGAAAGAATTTGCTGGCGCAACCGCGTTGCCAATTCTTGCTGGCACAGGTGCCGCGATTGCCGCGTCTGGTGTAGGATTTGTACCAGGCATGTTGATCGTAGGTGCCGCTACCGCTGGAGGCAAAATACTTGATGAGGGCATCGAGGCTGCCGAAGGATTGCAGATGCAATCTCCCACAGACATTGCTCGTGATAGTGCCATAGAGGGTGCCTTTGGTATGTTTGGTGAGGGCGTGGGTCGAGGCGTCTCTAAACTATTTGGTCGAATCATCAAAGGTCCAGGGGGTGCGGAGAACGAGGCTTTGCGTGCACAGGCTCGTGAAGTAATTAGTCAGGGTTTTCGTCCCACGATTGCTGGTGCTACAGACGAAGCATTCCGTCCAGTCTTGAATCGTCTTCAAGCTGTCTATGAAGGTGTGTTCCCGAATCAAAAGGCGGCGATGGAGAACCTTGAGCAATCTCTGGCGCAATTGCGTGCGTTTGGAATTGCAGATGATACAGCCATTAACAATCTTGACGAGATTGTAAAGCGTGACATTGATAACTTTTACTCTACCTCGGATCAAAAGCTGGCTAACGCACAGATGCGTATGGACGATGCGGTCAAAGGTGAGATTGACCAAATCATGAAAAACTTAAAGGATGGCACGACCATTCCTAAGAACCTTGATGATATGATTCGTCAGCGCAAATCCGTGTTTGATGAAGACGTTGATCGCCTGTATACGGTGGTCAATGATAAGTTGCGTAATCAAGCAATTATTCCAACCGCTGGAATAAAAGAAGAGTTGAAGCGATTAACAACGGATAGCATCGCGGATATTGGAGCAACTCGGTTTGCTTCACAAGTAAAAGGTCTTGGTGATTACGCTACAGCAAGAGAACTGTCTCGTATTCGTACAGGCTTGACTGACGCTTCTCGCAACCCAGCTCTTCTTAATGATGTCAACGTAGGTGCATTAGGCGCACTAAAAGCATCTGTTAATAAGGCGTTTACAGATGCGGAGATTACGCTTGGTCAAATGTCTACACAAGGTTTAGAGACCGGAGTTGCTCGTGCGGGAGATAAAATCATCAGACCTGATGGTTTTAAAATGGATTTATCAACGGGTGAAGCAAGTGAGGCATTACGGTTATTGAACAGAACAAATGACTTCTACAAAGACAGTATTAGTAGATTTGATAACATCGTTGTCCAAGACATTATAAAGCAGACTAAATCTGGTCAGATGAACATGAAGTTTGTGTTCGACAAAATTATACAAGAGGACAATCCAGAGGCACTAGATCAGTTATTCAAGGCCATTCGTGGTGCACCAACAGGTAAAGCCTTGGGTGCAGAGACTGGAATCGTGGATCTTGCAGAGGGCACACGAATACTAAAGTCTCGTACTATTGGAACTCGTACTGTAGAAGAGGCTTTGGAAGCAGTGAAAGATCTACCTGCTAATAATCGTACTCGTATGATGGTTGAAAAACAGGCTCGTGAGATCGAAGCTGAAGCTGCCGAGCGTGCTACAATCCGTGGCACAGGAGCCGAGCAAGCTGAAGCGGTGCGTCAGGGGCTGTCTAAAATGTATCTACAGGAGCAAGTCAAACGCTCCTTGACCATCGACCCTGCTACAGGAGTCGAGGTCATCGACCCTATTAAGCTGGTAGCGAACATCAGGCAGAAGGGCACAACCGTAGACAAGCTCCTTGGCGATGACTTGAAGAGTGTCAATGATATCCTGACGGTTCTGGAACGAGGCAAGGCCAATCTTTCTCCAGGGATCATTCAACAGTTACAAAGCAAGCCACTTGGTCAGGCTTTGAAAGATCTACAAGCGGCAGAAGCGCGGCGTGCAGCGGTAGATAGCAACGTTGTTCTCCGCACGCTACAGTCAACCACCGACCCTGAAGTAATCGCGCAAACCGTATTCAGAAACCCCGCCTCAATCCGAGAGGCGCAGAAGTTTCTTGGCAACAGGGTAACTAACGTTAATGGTCGTGAAGTCCCAACCATGGAACTGGTGCGCGATGCCGCCATGGGCAGAGTCCTGAAGCAAATCGGTGCTACGGTGGACGAAGCTGGACAGATCCGTATGACAGATGACTTTGTTGAGTCCTTCAAGACTGGCAGGCTGGGCAACAAACTACAGTCTGTTCTCCGATCCTATGGTGACGAAACACTTAACACCATGTTTGGTAAGGGTGCCGCCGAAGGATTGAACGCCATGGCAGAGACTATGGTTCGTGCGTCTAACGCCTCGATTGCTGGCAAAGGTGGTCTTGCTGCACCAAACATTGCACTTGGTCTTGGTGTTGCCAGTTTGATTATGAATCCTCTTGCTACACTTCCTACGGCAGTGGCATTTAAAGTAATGTCGGTTGCACTTCGTAATCCGAAAGTGTTGAAGATGATGATGGCTTCGCGGCAACCAAACACAGTCAAACAATTTTTGTCTGGTAAATTCAAGTCTAACGATCCGATTGCACAAGGATTCCAAACCATGTGGCAGTTGACATCAGCGGCAACGGTTCAGGGCACACGCATGAGCGTAGAGCAAACGGCTGAAGAGGTACGCCCTGTGACAGCGGCGGCTAGACAACAGATCGCTCCTGTAGCCAATCAAGCATTACAGACGGCTCAGACAGCCATGACTCAAGCACCAAACGTACAGCCTGGTGCGGCTGGAGGAGTTTCACCAATCTTATTACCTGACCCTGCGACAGCCGCACTGGCGCAGAGTCTTGGAAGGACAACACCATGAACAAAGATAGATTACGCGAGGAGATCGCGGAAGACGAAGGATGCAAGTACGAGATATATTTAGATCACTTAAATTTGCCAACCTGTGGAATTGGTCACCTCATTCTTGAGTCTGACGAAGAACACGGCAAATCCGTGGGTACGGTTGTTGAACAAGAACGTGTGCGTCAACTGTTTGCATTAGACATGGCGGTAACGATTGACGAGTGCAAAGTTCTTTACGAGGACTTTGACGACCTGCCTGAAGAGGTGCAGCACATCATTTGCAATATGATGTTTAATATGGGCAGGCCGCGTCTTTCCAAATTCAAGGGTATGAAGGCTGGCGTTGATGCCAGGGACTGGAACGCCGCAGCTGATGAGATGGTTGATTCCAGATGGTATACGCAAGTTCCGAACCGAGCTAGGCGTTTGGTAGACCGGATGAGGGCGTTAGCCGAAGACTAGACCACACACAAAGCTGGTGCACCAAAGGATGATGAGGATATCTCTTGTCATCCTACCTGCCCCCAGTTGTCTCCCAACTCCTGATCCACCTTGCTTGGCACCTTGAGTTCCATGCTTGTCTCCATGATTTCCTTGATTTTTGACGCTTGCTCCTCGGACTCGACATTGAAACAAAGTTCGTCATGCACCGTCAGCAAGGGCACCAGTCCCTCCTTGTAGCACTCTGCCATAGCAACCTTGGTTTGATCTGCCGCAGAACCCTGTATAAGCCTGTTCAGAGCCTTGTAAGTAAAAGCCCTACGCAATACAGGTCCGTACTCTTTCTCGGCCTCCTCGCGCTTCATGGGCTTGTTATAGCCAAATGTTCTTGGCTCCCACATATCAAACCGACACATCCGTCCTGATATCGTTCGTATCTGTCCAAACTTGCTGGCTTGAGTCGATACCAGGTCAGCCAGACTTTTTACAAAGGGAACTTTGTCATGGTAAGTGTTCAAGAGTTCCTTGGCCTCCTTCGTATCAATATCCATCGTATGTGACAGTTTACCCACGCCCATACCATACATGATACCCAGATTGACGGTCTTTGCCTGCTTGCGGCTAATACCTGCCATGTCAGCCACCATCTGATGAAAGTCAGCATCGCCTCGATGATACTCGGCAACAACTTCGTCAATCATTGGACTCCGGTACTTCTTACCTACACTAGCGCACCAATGTACCAAGAGCCTTGGCTCTTGGCTTGAATAGTCAAAGCTGCCCCACTTGCACCCCTCGTCTGGTACAAATAGTCCACGGATCATGGCCTTAATTTCTGGATCTCGTGCAGGGATTTGCTGGAGGTTTGGGTTGCTAGACGAAAATCTCCCTGTGACCGTGCCACCATCGTCAGATCGAAGCTGATGAAACTCGCAATGTATGCGTCCGTTATGTGCAAACTTGAGGATGTTGTCGATGAATGTATTGGTTGCCTTGTCTAGTTCACGCAACCGCAAGACCTTTGCCGCGATAGGATGGGGACAGGCTTGCAGGAACGCCTTGGTAAAGGAGGGCTGTCCGTTGTTTTCTGTCCTGTTATAATATATTCCGTAATGATCAAACACAGATGCTACGCTTCTTGCCACCCACGGCTCTATCTTTACGCCTGTTTCATGCTGAATATCGTAAGTAACGCCCTTCTTTAACTCTACGAGTTTCTTCTTAGCCATCTCCGCGCCATCGACATTTACCTTTACGCCTTTCTCTCGCATGTCCAGCATGACTGGTATCAAGGATGTTTCTAAGTCAAACACATCCATAAGGCTTTGCTGTTGCAGTTCGACCTTGAAATGATTCCACAGCTTGAGTGTAAGTTCGGCATCCTTCTCGGCATATGCACCCACAAACCGTGAGTTGAGCCGCCACATCTCTGCCTTGGGATCAATGCCATAATCTGCCGCCGCAGCACGAAGTGTTCTTTCGTCTTTACGCTCATCCAGATAATCTTTAGCCAGATTGTTTAGGCTGTAGCTAAACCTGTTCTCGTTCAGCAGTGGCGCGGCTATCATAGTGTCGATAATCTTTCCTTGGATCTTGACTCCTGCCCACCGCAACCAGCCAGCATCATAGGTGGCGTTATGCATAACCTTTGGAATGTCAGGCGTGGCAAGCTGTTCTGCCAGCCACTTCATGACCTTGTTCTGTGGAATGTTACCGCCGCCCTCATGTGCAATGGGGTAGTAACCAACAAAGTCTCCGGCAGCAATCGCCACACCAACGATGAAACCATCACCTCGTGCCCACCCTGGACCTAGGGTCGTAAGGTTAGGATCACTAGTCTCCAAGTCGATAGCCATGAACTTACAATCGCGCAGGTCTGGAAATACCTCTGGCGGCACCCAGTCCTTCTCAATCGTGTCCAAATCCAACCTGTTTAGGAACGTAATCTGGCTACTTTCCTTTGCCATCTATCTCTCCTCCGAGACTTGCATATCCTGCTATATCAACCCACGAGTCCGTATGTGTGGGACTGACAATTAGTCTAGCAAGTTTCAGAGCCATAAGACACTGATAAACTTGAGAAACCGAAACATCCTGCCCTAGGATCGTGCCCCAGAGTTGTGCAACACGTTCATGGTTTTCGTATGCATCACCATAATCCTTGGCTCTCGGACCATTGACCAGGTTCTTTGCTTCATCTAATAGCTTATCGCGTTTCATATTGTGTACCTATATGGTGATCGTGATTCCACGACATGCAGATTATGCCGTGCTCGTGTAACAGCGGTGTAGAACACTCGGTGCTCGTCATCCTGATCAGGGTTGTTTACCGCTGGGTATGAGGAGTCGGTCAGTAGCAGGATGTTGTCATCCTCGCCGCCCTTCATACGGTGAATGGTAGATAGACTGATGCGAGGCTTTGTAAGATCCTCACCACGGCGGCGAACAGCCGCCATGTAACGAATATCCTCGTAGGACATGTTGACTATCACCTCTGGCCTCAACTCCTGCGGAGCAATCAATCCATGCTCGGCAACCAGATTGTCGTAGTTGTGTGACCCCTGCGGATCGACAGCATCAAACGTCTTTGCTGCGGCACGTTTCAATAACGCCCTGTCCCCCGACTTTGGCATGTAGGTGTACATCTTCTTGATCTCACCCACACTGGCAGTCTCGCCCCTTGCTAACCGCTCCCATATGTTCATGGCCTCAAGCAGTTCAAGCGAAATCACAGACTTGCCAAACCGCTCAAACAAATAACCGTCATCGCGTAAACTATTGTGAATTGAGTTCAAGGCTTTGTTGGTTCTAGCCATAATCGTCCACGAACCTTCATCAATATTCACATCATACCAGTTCATGTGAAAGTCTACAGATCCGGCCTCGTCTCTCGGACTCCAACGCTTGTCCTGCCTAACATGAATCCTGTTAACAATGTCGTTAGCCAAATCAAATACGGTGGCTGGGACTCGATAACTTTTACTTAATACAGTCTTATGATCACAAGCATTCATAAAGCTATGCAAATCAACACCGTTCCAACGGTGGATACACTGATCATCGTCCCCCGCGTACCAGACCCTGGCGGCTCTTTCCTTTAATATATTTACTTGCTTCCATTGTAATGGCGTTAGATCCTGCGCCTCATCTACAATCAATACTTCCAACACGGGACCTGTGCCCTGGTTGACAAACAGTTCAATCATGTCCGTAAAATCAAACTTGCCAGTGTCAGACTTATATTCCTGATACACCTGTTCCACACGGCGCAGCATCGACCAATGCAGGTCATAGTCCCCAAGGTCGTTATACTCCTCATCTAAGGACACACAGCGTAGCTTGGAGCGGCTGATCACGTTAAGATAGCGATTACCCTCCTTCATGGACATGGGGATCATACCCTCTTCCATAACTTCTGCGGTGCTGCGATCAAACTCCATGCCTAACGTATTGCTCAACACACGAAGATCACTAGGCTGTATCGTCTCGTGCTTCTCCATGCCCAACCAGTTGAAGCCAATCGAATGTAGCGTCTTGAACCACGGCACATCCTTTTCGGTAAGCTGTAGCTCGGCACCCACACGCTCTCTTGCCTCTTGAATAGATTTACGGGAGAACGATACGAAACCAATCCTGTCTGGCGCAGTTCCGTTGGCTAACTCCTGACGCACGATCTCAATCATCGTGTGCGTCTTACCGCAACCAGGTGGACCAAAGATAAGTGTTTCTTCAGCCATCGAGCTTCTCCCTTGGCCTTGTTTTTATCCACTCATCAATCTCGGTGCGTAACCACCGAGTCGGACTGTTCTTGTCTGTTTCAGGTCCTAGCACGACAGGTTTGGGAAAGTGCCCTGAGTTCACCCACCTGTATATAGTGCTTCGTGCTACCCCTAGGGTGTTGGCTACATCACCCACTTTGAGATATTTCTCATCAGAAGGGTATGTCATCTAATGTCTCCTCTTTCGGTAGATCGGTTTCGTTGATGTCAAACTCTGGTACAAACCAGACGCGAAGATTCCTCCATTGACCTGTATCCTCGTCTTTAAACTTGTGTATGGTGTTACATTCATGACCGCCATTTATATCCTTCAGTCGTTGTTGTATCTGTGGGCGTTTTAGTTCTCTGAAGTTTCTGTTGCGTAAGAACTCCATCAATCCCTTCAATGTGAACATTGTCAGGTCGCTTTCCGTCCAAGGCTTACCAAGCAGCATCTCCTGCGGTGACTTTGCCCTGATACGACTGGTACAATAAATCTCCAGCAGTTCTTCAAACTGACCCTTGATTGTCAGTTCCTTTGGAACCTCGACATGCGTTGCATGGTCAAGAAGACCGTTGACATATGTCTGCCACTCCGGTGCTTTCATAATCGGTGGCATAACGTCCAGTTGCTCCATACAGGCACGTTGGAACTGCAAAGGCATCTGTAGTTGTTCGGTGGATAGTTCCAAACGCCTGCCGTCCACATCAAGAAAGTACAGCCGAGGCTCCGACTTCTGTATGGTCAGACCAGTTATCCCTGGCATTGAGTTGTTCTTGCCAACCCCATACTTTGCCTCACGGCATGCCGCCTTGTCACAATGGCTGCCCATGGGTTCTTCCTTGCACAGATACCCATAGTCCTTCTTCTTATGTCCTTGCTGTATGGTAACAATCTCACTGGCTGGCAGGGACGGCTTACAATACTTCTGATTCCATTTTTCCAGAGTCTGTTCCCATGTGTCTGGGTGCATCATCTTTGCGGCTACCGCAGCATGAAACATGACTTTGTTTCTCGTGCCATCAGGCACAGAGGTTGCGAACATAATCCGCAAGCATGGTGGCATTTCTTTTAATTCATCATCGTCACTGGCAAACTCCAGCTTTCGTAAGTCCTCCAAATTAGTCTTGGTTCTATCGACAAGGTTTAGAAATCTTTCCAGAGACAGCTCTTCGCCCTTTTCGTTAATTGCATAACGAAGGGTGTTATCTGACTGGAAGTAAGGCAAATTGATAAAGTTGCCGACATCACCACGCTCGGCAAGAATCTTGTTCTGTTTGGGGAATACCTCACAGCCACCATGACCAAGCACGGCAGCAAATTCCATAAGGTGATCACGCATGTCCGTTGCACTGATCCAATCATCAGTAAACAAGAACAAGTGCGCTCCTCCTGATTTTGATCGGCAAACAACAAGCGGCAACTTGAAACGGCGACATTTCTTCACAAGCGCAACATGGTCGATAGGATAAGTGTCTATGTCTAGTGCACCAAATTTGCACGAGTTCTTATCGTTGATGGGTATAGACCCGACTCCTACACCGCCCTTGAGATGACTATTGATTAGATCCATGGTCATTGGCTCTCGGACTATTCGACTATTTGCTTCTGTCTTTCCGTTCTTTCTTACGCTTCCTACTGTTGTTTGACCGTGTGCAACGCTTGACCCTTCAAACGCCGCCGCAAAGCGGTCCTCTAAATTCATAATATACTCCGCGAAAAAAGCTAAAGTGGGGGTAATGGAAAACCCAAAACCATCACCCCCTCCGTTCTATAAGTTGCAGTGCTTTACTTAGAACGGAATGTCGTCATCCTTGAGGTCTTTCGTAGCACCTGAGTCGCTTGTCTCAGGATCCGCTGCGGCTTTGACCTCGCCTTTAGCTATTGATTCGCGGAATGACTTGGCCTCATCGAACATCGCCTTGTCCTGGATGAACCCGACCTTTTCGACTTGCCAATTATACCAAGTGCCCATTTGATTGGACTCCTCGGTAGTTGATAGCTTCCACATGGTTGCGTACAACGCAGGGGTTCTCATCTGACCCTTGGAGTCTTTGACCTTCTGCATTGCAATTTGAGTCTTCCAACGCCGACTGACTTTCAGTTGCGTTGATTTCATGTCCACGATTGCAGGTTGGTTCATGCCATCCTCGCCTACAATAACGCAGTAATGCTGATCGGACTTAACCAACTCGTTACCGTTAGGCAAAATCTCTTTCGCCCCATTACGTTCGGTGTTAGCCAGATCTGGATCCGTAACCTTTCGTTCGCCAACGAATCCACCACCCTGATCAAGTGGTATAAACTCCAAGTATTTCGTTTCTTGGAAACATGGAATGACAGTAATGCCATCCTCACCTGACCAGAACTGTCCAGTCACCGTGTTGAACGCATCGCCTTGCCCTGCATCTTTGATAAAAGCAGGATCGCTCTTTTTAATTTGTGGCGACAGGGCTTGTATCACACGGATAAAAGGGATCTGTAATTCAGACGTATCATAGTCCACACCCTCTCCAGCAGTTAACATGATGTCGTCCATCAATTCGGCTGGCAGACCAGCCTCTTCTTTTTTTACTACATTGGTACTCATTTATTCCTCCTTACTTCAGCAGTTCTAGCTACAAACGCTCCAAACATATCCAGATCAATAGGCTTACCTTGTTCGACTTGTTCACGAATGAACGCCTTCAAGGTCATCGAATGAATATGAGTTTTTTGTTCTGGGTGAAAACCCTTCTGTTCAAGGTCATACATGACATCGCCAGCTTGGTTATCCTGCCCACGACCAAACGACACGATGATGTCGTTCTTGATTATGTCGTCCAGACCATGTTCTCGGAGCCAATTGAAAGCCTCCTGCTTCCGGTCAGCAGGGATAGACGCAGACACAAACGCTTTCAGTTTAACGGTTGCACCGTCAACATCCACACGCTCGATACCCATCTCATCCATAAGCATAGGTATCTGTTCAAACGCTATCCGCTGTTTTTCTTGTTTCAGTGCTTTCAAATGTGTTTCAGCATCATCGATCTGATCCTGCACATTATTCAACTGGCGCACCAGGCCAGATAGTTGTTTGCCACTGTCAGCCCCGACATTGTCTAGGCTTGCAGCGTCTGCAAACATTTCTTCATCAAAGATTGTTTCACTCTGCATCATTGCAAGTACATCCTCTTCAGGTTTGATGTTGACGAAACCATTCCGACAACCTATGCTAGTATATAGGAGGGTATGGGATGACTGTCAACTATAAATTTAAAACGACACCGTATGCACACCAGGTAGAGGCTCTCAACCGCAGTATTAGCAAGGCTTCGTTTGGATTCTTCATGGAGATGGGGACAGGTAAGTCAAAAGTCCTGATCGACACCATCGCTTATTTAAGCAGTGAGGAGGTGTTTCCTCTTGATGGCATAGACTTCGCGTTAATCATTGCACCTAAGGGCGTATACCGGAACTGGATAAACAAAGAGATACCAGAGCATTTTTGTGAGGACGTACCACATGTAGTGTTTCACTGGCAGGCAAACCAAACGCAGGCATATAAGAAGGAGGCCAAGGCTTTTTTCTTCGGGGATCAACCAGGCGTTAAGATTTTTGTTATGAATGTCGAGGCGTTTTCTAGTCCAAAAGGTAAGAAGGCGGGGGAGTGGATGGCTGAGAGGTTCGGGCGCAATGCACTCATAGCCGTTGATGAATCTACAACCATCAAGAACCACAAGGCAAAGCGCACAAAGTCCCTAATCAAGATCGCATCAAACTTCAAGTACAAAAGAATCCTGACTGGATCTCCTGTCACAAAGTCTCCAATGGACTTGTTTGCACAGTTTCAGTTCCTTGATCCTGAGATCCTTGGCTTTGACTCCTTCTATGCGTACCAAAACAGATATGCGATCCTCCAACAACGCAGCATGGGCGCACATAGTTTCAAACAGGTTCTTGGCTACCGGAACCTGGAAGAACTTACCAAGAAGATAGACCCACACATTTATCGGGTTCTGAAGAAGGATTGTCTGGACCTGCCAGAAAAAACATATACCGTGCGTCACGTTACTCTGACCATGGAACAGATCCGCATGTACAAGGATTTGCAGAAAGAGGCCATCACGCTTCTGGACAACGGCGATTTGGTATCCACGCCACAAGTCATCACGCAAATGTTACGACTGCAACAGATCCTGTCGGGGCATATCAAAACAGATGACGGCAACCAAGTCGAGGTGCCGACTCAACGCCTGTCTGCCATGATGGAGTGTATCGAGGAAGTATCCGGCAAAATCCTTATCTGGTCGCGCTTCCGATACGATATCATCAAGATTCGGGCAGAGCTTGTAAAAGCATATGGAGACAACTCGGTGGTGTCATACTATGGCGACACCTCTGACAAAGACAGACAGGACGCGATAGACAGATTTCAGAACGGCACAGCACGTTTCTTTGTGGCTAACCCAGCCACCGCAGGATTTGGCCTCACACTGACCGAGGCTAACACAGTGATCTACTATACTAATGACTTTAATCTTGAAACTAGAACCCAGTCAGAAGATCGCTGCCATCGTATAGGTCAGAAAAATCCAGTGACATATATAGATTTAATTGCAGATGGGACGATTGATGAGAAGATCATTAATGCTCTTCGTGATAAGATTGATATAGGCGCACGAGTTCTTGGAGAGGAAGCAAGAGAATGGTTAACATTAACCCCACGGTAGAGGGCACGATTGATATTCTGATAGACTACAAAAAGGGTGGATTGACACTGGCTCAAGCCGTTGAACGCTTTTCCAAACTTACGGGAATAGATGCACCCATATCTGAAAAATATATTCGGGGGTTAGGTCGTGACAACATCATATCGCTCAATAGTGAAAGACAGAATCGGGCAGGTAAGCCGGAGGAGACAGATGATAGAACAGGGTGACGGAAGCATGGCGCGACTAATTTCAGATGGCTTATGCCCTCGATGTCAATCATCTATACCGCCCGTAGAAGTTCACGGTCATATACAATGTGCCATATGCAAACTTGTTATAAGTGAGTGTTGTCAAGGAGAGACGGCTAATGAAATTAGCGGTAACACCGATTAGTCTTCGGGAGGCAAATGAGTTTGTCGAAAACTTTCATAGGCACAACAAACCCACTCAAGGTGGTAAATTTGCCATTGGAGCCTGCTTCGGGGGTGAACTTGTAGGTGTTGCCATAGTTGGCAGACCCGTAGCAAGAATGCTGGACGATGGCGTAACCGCCGAGGTTACCAGAGTTTGTGTCGTGGATCACGCACCCAAAAACTCTTGCAGTTTTCTTTACGGGCGGTGTTGGAGAATCTGGCAACAGATGGGTGGGCAGCGCATGATTACATATACCCTGCAAGAAGAGTCCGGCTCCAGCCTTCGTGGGGCTGGGTGGAAGATTGTAGGTAAGACCGAGGCAACCAGTTCGGGTTGGGATCGGGACAATCGTAAACGGGATTGGCAACCCATATACGGGCAACTGAAGTTTAGGTGGGAAGCATGATCATATCTTGGTGGTCGGCTGGCGTTACCAGTGCGGTGGCAACAAAGCTGGCGATAGACAAGTATGGCAAAGATCGGGTGCTGCCAATCTATTTTCATATAGATACGGCGCATCCTGACAACGAGCGGTTCATTCGGGAGTGCGAGGATTGGTATGGTCGGGACATCATGGTGACCAAGTCGCACAAGCATAACAATCAGTTTGAAGTCATCACCAAGGATAAATATGTCAACGGCCCTGGTGGTGCTCGATGCACGCTCGTATTGAAGAAACGAGTCAGGCAGCGGCTGGAGAAAGAAATGAACTACGAGGCACAAATCTTCGGGTTTGAGTATTCCAAAAAGGAAGTCAACCGCGCCATCCGCTTTAAGGAACAATATCCAGATGCCAAGCCTATCTTCCCGCTGATCGAAAAGAAGCTGACCAAGCCGGAGTGCTTATATTATCTTGAACAGGCAGGCATCAAACGTCCCACCATGTATACGTTAGGCTATGGCAATAACAATTGTATCGGCTGCGTAAAAGGTGGCAAGGGATACTGGAATAAAATCCGGCGGGACTTTCCTGAATATTTCCAACGTATGGCAGATGCAGAACGCGAGGTGGGCAACTCCTGTATTCGCGGAGTCTATCTGGATGAACTGCAAGATCGGGAGGGTGCACAACAAAAGTTTGTAATGCCTGACTGTGGCAACTTCTGTGACATCGAGTTTTCTGATATCATGCACAAGAACATTGATGAGATTATGCGTGAACCAGAACAGCTCTCGTTATTCTAAACGTAAACGTTGGTTTGACTTCAATCGGTTTAGAAAATACCGCAAAAAAAGAAGGCGACCTAAAAGCCGCCTTCGGGTAATTATTTTTTCTTCGGGGGACGACCCCTCTTCTTCTTCGGGGCTTTCCCGCCCTTCCAGGCCTCATTGACGGTCGGGGTCTTCTTATCGTCAGCAATAAGCCTGCCCTTGTTGTCCCTGGCTCTTTCGGGGTCCGAGAAGAACATCGGGAAAAATAGTCTCAAGAATTTATCAATCATGTAACGCTCCTTGATGTGCTGTTTTAATCAGGACGGCAAGCTGCCGAGCAATCGTCCGATCCTCCATCTTCGCCAACTCCCTGATCATTTCATAAATCTCCATGGGGACGGCAACGTTACGAAACGTTGCCTTCTCATCCACCGGAGGTCTTCCTCTTTTCGGGGTCATCTATTCCTCCTTCCTCGGTCTTCCACGCTTGGGACTCGGCTCCAGATACACCATCGATTCCTGGTCGTACACGAGTCCGAGCTTGTCGGCTGTCTGGACCAGGTTCGCGATCATCCGCATGTCTGTATCCTCCAAAACGTACCGGATCAACTTACCACGCAGCAAATTCAACGTGTCATTGACCAACATTGTTGATTCCTTCGACATCAATACACCTCCTTAACAATGTAATTGTGTGAGTTCATATTTTATTATTATTGATTATGTTTATAGCTTGTTATTACGCAATCATCCAGAACTATTTTTTTGTTTCTGGGCAACTCATGCATGCGCCACTGAAGAAGTTTCACATTACAGGACTGGACACTGTCAAATGTGCGCGGATAAAACTCCGTCACGCATTTTGACTCGCCCCCTGCATATACAACGCACACAAGTGCCATAGCTTTTACAATCATTTATATTCCTCCATTGCCGCCTCGATTTCCTCATCGGTCATTGAGTCAAAGTTCAAGTCTTCAAACCGAGGTTTACGAGCCTTACGCTTTACTGGTTTTGGTGTTG